TGTTGCCATACAAGGTTTAGAAGACGCCGCAGAGGATGCTGGCGTCTCTACTTCTAAGTTAGAGCGTGTCATGTTCATGCTCACCCAACGAATGGAACAGGCCACACAGCAGGGAGGTGAGGCTGCACTACGATTCAACAAGCTTGGTATATCTAACGACGATCTTACTAGCTCCACTTTTAACATCATTGATGCGATGCAGCGACTTGGAGAGGAAACAAACAGTAACGCAGAGTTGATTGCACTATTGGGTGCACGTAGTGCAATGGTTATACCCATCATGCGCGAGATGGCGAAGAACCATGATATGGCGGCGGAATCTGCGCGGCAAGTCAATGCTTTGTTGCCCAGTGAAATATCTGCCATGCTCGTATATCACAAGACTATGAACGACGTTAAGGACGTGGTGGAGAACCTCGCTAGTCGTATCATGATTGCGCTGATACCGATGATGCAGGAGTTAGTTGTTGAGTTTAGAGATCTAACAACCGTTGGCCCAGTTGCGCAATTGATCTTAAACGGGATAGGCGAAGCCCTTAAGACTATAGTAATGGTGGTAACAGAGTTAGCCTATGGTTTCAAGGGCGCGATCGATATCATACTCAATGCATTGAATCTTCTGATATCGCCTATAGCGGCTGTTGGTGCTGCCATCAATGCGCTCGCGCACGGCAACTTTTCTGAAGCAAAAAATATTCTTATCGACGGATTTAAAGACATCGGTAAGAATTGGAATACGATATTCACCGAATTTGATAACGATGTTAATCGTGGTGAAGCTGCCATTGCCCGTATGCGTACAGCGTTGTCTGGTCTGGATGAAGTGCACCCTAGCTTGGAGAGGGAAGAAGAGCCTAAACATAAACAGATGACCCCTACTCCTGATGGCTGGGACATCAGTTTGCTCAAAGATAGTATCAAAATAAAAGAAGGAATGCTGCAGCAGACTTACAAAGACACAGAGGAAATGCTACATCTGGAAGAGCAGGCATATCAGAATGCTGCGAAAGGAGAACTGGATGCACAACTCGGCAGTCTTAAACAGCAAGAAGTAGCACTGCAGGAGAAAGTTAAGAACGGCAGCATCATAATGGGTGGCGAACTTGGAGCTGAAGAGAGACTTATCGGTCAAAAGCTACAGGCCAACATCGCGTATTACGAAAAACTCAAGTCGTTGGCTGCTGCCGCAGGCAAAGATACAACGAAGTTCGATGCTGAAGAAGTCAAGGCTGCACAAAATGCAGCAACTCAGATGGCGGAAGCGCATAAGCGCGCTGCCGATGAAACCCGCAAGGTATGGGATACTGCATTCAAACCGATTCAAGCCAGCTTTACAGACAACATTGCACAGATGATCGAAGGGACTGAAAGCTTTGGCGACGCTTGGCGTAACATTATGGCTAGCATTCTTGACAGCTTCATTAAGATGATTGCCAATCTTGTTGTACAGTGGTTGCTAGGCATGTTGGAAAACATGCTGGTAAGTAAGACAACCGCAATTTCGCAGATTACGGCCAATGCGGGCGTTGCAGCCAGTGCGGCGATGGGTAGTGTTGCAGCTATTCCGTTCGTTGGCTGGGCGATGGCTCCAGAAGTTGGCGCGTCTACGTATGCTTTGGCTCAGAGCTACGCCGCAAGTGTTAGTGCTGCAGGAGGCATGGATATACCTGCAGGTATGAACCCGAAAGCCCAGTTGCACGAAAAGGAAATGGTGCTCCCTGCCAGCATTGCGGACCCATTGCGTCAAATGATATCCAGCGGTGGTGGGCAGAAGCGCGGACCTGGGATTAAGTTACAAGTGTTGAACGGCGGGGATGATTTCTATGTCATCACCAAGGCCAACATGCACGCGCACATCGCAGATCTAAATAGCAGGTTTGCATTCGGCACTAAAGGACCATTCGTGTGAGCAGTTTCGTATTTCCATCTCTTACGGGGCTCACATGGCCTGTTACACATACGGTCAGTTATCGAACGTTGACTGATGAATCGATGAGCAAACGTTTAGCAACATTGGCGCTACAACAGTATCCCATACACACATGGGAGTTGAATTATGATATCTTACGCGATGACGCGATCCCTTCAGATATTCGTAGCATTGTTGGGCTTTTTAATGCTTGCCGTGGGCGCTTTGATTCTTTTCTGTATTCTGACCCTCTTTTCAATACTGTTAGTGGTGAGACATTTGGGATTGGAGATGGCCAAACAGCTGACTTCCAAATAGTCGCACGCTTTAAAAATAGTGGAGGACCGTACGGTCCAGACATCATACAGAATTTTAACGGTGCGCCAACGCTGTTCGACAATGGGGCTGTACCAGGGTTTTACACGCTAGGACCAACAGGCATAGTGCACTTTCAAAATCCCCCTACCGCCGGACACGTATTAACCTGGACCGGAGGGTTTTACTACCGTTGCCACTTTCTTGAGGATACACTACAGGTGCAACAGTTCATGAATCAGTGGTGGAATACTCAGAGCCTTAAGTTTAGGAGCACTTTGCTGTGAGCGCATTTGGTCAGCAAAATCAGGTGTTGGTGCCGACACCAAGAGGGTGGATTGATTCAGACTTTCCTGCCGGCAATGATGGATCTGATGTGTTTCCTGTCTGGGATGTCACTGGATTTCCTAACCTGCAAACGCTGCAAGTAGGCACCGCTATATCTATTGATTTGACACAGTTTCTTTCAGACCCAGGCTCTCCGTCTTCAGAGTTAGGATTTTATGATGTAACGGGTAATGCGCGCGCTGCTGGATGGTCTATATCCGGAACAACTCTAACTAACAATAACTTGTTGGCAGGCAGTGGAGTCTTTCGACTAGTCGCTGTTCGAAAAGACGTTAGTGCAGTAAGCACCCCATTGACCTTTGTCATAAAGTCTCCGCTTGGCACAGATAACGTATCTCCAACCATTCCTACCGGTATCGTTGCAGCGCAAGGCACATCTGTCGGCACTATCGCGTTGAGCTTTGATACACCATGTGACATAGCCTCTGGCAATGCTCCTGCGAGTGGGTCTTCGTTCGTTGACGTTGTTGTTAATGGTGTTGCTGTTGCCCCTAGCCCTATAGTGGTGCCTGCGAATTCACTGCAGGCTCCTGTGGGTGTTAATCTAGGTAACATTTCTAGTCCTGCATCTCCGTCATATACTCAAAATGGCAAAGCCTGGACTCTGGCTGCTGCAGGCACAGGCATACACGGAACTGCTACAGAGCAGTGTCTACTACTGGACTTTGGAACATTTACTGGCGCACGGACTTTAATTGCTAAGCTAAATAGCTATACAGCTGGAGCCGCAACATCCGCATTCATGGGGCTGATAATCCATGAAACTGCTGTCGTTGGTGGTAAATTTATAGCTTGGGGAATGCGCCCTAGCAACGGTACGCCTAGTCTTATTTTAGAAACTCGGGCTACCACTGGAGGCGTAAGTGCACAGCAAGCATCGTTAGCAATAGACCAAAACGGTAATTCTATCACCGGCCCGGTATATGTCAAGATTTCACGTGCCGCTGATCTGAAGACGGTAACCGTTTCATATTCTTTGGACCAAAGTGCGTGGATAGATGTTTCTACGCAAGTCGTTACGATGAACTCCGCTATTCATTACGGGCTAGTGATGAGCGGACAGCTAGCAGGTACGCAGGCAACAGGTATCGTAGAAGAAGTTGCTGTGTCTAACACGCCAAGGATTTCTGCGGTTGTATCGTCTAGCACGCAACTTCCAATACAACTACGAGCTACGGACGCGGATAACAATGTTTCCGATGTCTCAGTAATAATTCTAGGCGTACCTAAGCCTCCTGCTGCTAACGCTTTCAAATGGTTCCCCGGGCACTACCAACGAGTTAATTCGTTCCATTTTGATTCAGCTGCTATAACTCAGGCTAAGAGCCAGCTGAGTGCAATGGCGTCGAATCCTAATGTCAAGGGCATCAAGATAAATTGGTACCCGCAGGGAATTGACAAAGGAACTACGAATGCTCAGTACAGTGCAGGCATAGCCAACCTTATCAGTATTCTGGATTTCGCTCAGTCGTTGGGCAAGAAAGTCATAGTAGAAATATCTGAGCGAGTATTCGCGACAGCCAATGGAACGATACCCGGTAATGCTTTTCCAGTATGGTGGGTAAACAATGGCTGGGTGACCGCAGGCACCAGCGGTGGGACACAGGCTATATGCCAACTATATAACTCCACGTTCATTCAAAGCGCGTGGATTCCAATGTTTCAGGCGTTGGGAGCTGCTATAGACTCTCACCCTGCGTTGGCCATGATAACGGTTGGCGACGAAACGGCTATCTCCACAGGAGTACCGAGCTTCAATCTGCAGGCATACTATACGCAGATAAAAGCTTACGCTGCTGCGACTCGTGCGGCGTTTGCCACTACGCCAATACACATCATGGTGGATTTCCTAAACGGCGGAGATCCAGTATACAAGGATTTGTTGGCTTACCTTTCTACAATAGTCGCGATGGCAGTAGGAGGACCAGACCCACCATTGCCTGGGCCTGTTACCATCACACGAGATGTAACGATCAATAATGCATTCCGTGGAGTGTATGGTGGTGTTGCAGGAGCAGGGATAGACTACCGTGGCAAGATGTTGTTCCATTCTGAGGTGCAAGATGTCGGACTTTCGATCAGCCCGTCATCGCCTTCTAACATATGGACATATCAGACAACGACCAGTCAGCTGTTCCCACATTTCATGTCGTGGCAATTTGAAACTGGTGCTTCTTCCGGTAATAATTGGAGTACGGGTATTCTGCCATTTATTAACTCCATTGCTGGGGTTACAAATTCCACTCCGCCTAACGACGGCGCAACGTACGCACAGTAGAGTTATGTAAATGATAACCGAAAGATTAGCAGAGTTGACCATGTATCGTGATATGTTGGATAAAACCGTTGCAGACACTAGAGCTGCGTACTTGAAAGCAGTGGAAGAAAAGATAGAAGGTAGTCGTTTTCGTTGTCTGCATATGGTATGGGAAGAAGCTGTGGCAGCTCGTAATGCTTGGGATCTTAGTGAAGACGCCAAGGAGTTGGCAGTGCTCGAAGCAACTCTGCTGTAGAGGACGTCATGTCAAAAACCTTAGCCGCGAATGCAGATCATCTAGATGCAACATCTGTTCCAGCGACCGCGATGGCGATCACGCTGTTCGGGTGGTTCTATGTAACTAGCGTTTCTACATTTCTACGATTTCTAACTCTGGGCAGTTCTTCAAACGGTGCCAGCTATTTTTCACTGGCCCTTGATATGACAGGCAGCACAACGCAGCTTGCTGCAACATCATCAAAGACCGGATCATTGTCTCAGGCAAAATCTTCTGCTTCGCCTGCAGCTAACACGTGGTTCCATGGTATCGCGGTGTTCGCATCTACTGCAGATGCTCGTTGTTTTTTAAATGGTGCAAACAAGGGAACTGGTACAGCGGTTGTTCCTGATACAACAGTTGATCATATTTATCTAAGTGGCAGACCCACGGATCATCTGTTTGGTATTCATGGTCAAGCAGCGCATGATGGAATAGCCATACGTGCTCTGTCGGATGCTGAGTGCGCATATCTTGGTACGGGTGGAAATCCTCGTGCACTTAAAAATATTTCCAACTACTGGGAAGTAACTGCCACTGAGTCACCTGTGGTTGATCAGTTAGGTAGTATTAATCTAACTCTGACAGGCACTAGCGCGGGAACGACGAATCCAAATATTGAAACGTTTATGACTGGCGGACCTATAGGCGCGCTGAACTACACTCAGAATACGGCCATCTCGTCTATTAACTTAGCAGCCGGTGGTGGGATATTCGATGATGTAAGCAGTCCGTTCACTGTTTCGTTATGTCAGCTTAATACTCCAACAAATCCGACGCAGACCACAGCAACTGGAACATCGGTCCGTGAAATTCCTGTTGGTAGTGTGTCCGGACTAGTGGCTGACAACTATGTGAAGATAGCGGGCAACGCAACTCCTGTTCGTATTCTCGCAGTCAATGCTACGGCGTTGACTATACTGGTAGATAAAGATCAGACTTACGCTAACAGTGCGACCATTAGTTACTACACTGTAAATCCACTAACCATTCCTGGACTAGGAATTGGAGCCAATGTATTTAGTGGAATTCCGACAGCAGCGTCTGTAAATAACCTTTGCTTCTTCCGCGCCACAAACAACAATGACAGCTCGATAGTTGCAGATACAGATATTAATACTATTACAGTAGCGGCTAGTGGAGGAGGCGGGGGTGGCGGAGGAACAAACTTACTGCTCGTTGCTGGATCATACAGTGGCGGGTTTTCTGGAGGCTAATCGATCATGTTACTTCAACGATTAAACGGTTCGCAAAATCACCGTATTCCAATCTGGCTAGCGGATGGCACCAGTACGAGCGGTGGGGGCAAGACCGGACTGAGCGGTGCGTCTCCAGGATTGATAATAGCCGCACGTGCGGAAGGGCAAGCTACTCCTACAATATACTCAGCCGCAGCCGGAACCATCGATCCAATTTCTACTATTGGAACGTATGTTGCACCGACTGCAGGCAAGTGTCGTTTTGGACAAGTGGATGCTACCAACGAGCCGGGTAGCTACGAACTGCAGCTGGCCAACTCGTTATTTAGTATTGGCGGTGCTTCGTGGTTAAAGATAACTGTGCAGGCTGCTGCTAGTAATGTACCGGTACAACAGTTCCTATATGATTTGCAGCCGCAAGTGGATGTACGCTCATTTGGCGGTCAACCAGGAGTTTTCAACTCTGGTATACCGAGTGTAGACGTTGCCACTCTTGGAGGCAGCGCTACAGCGCTCGCGGCACTGGTTGCAGAATTAGGGGCACGTGGTGTAGGCACTATCACTAACACTAGTTTCGCACCCACAGCGAGCATATTTGAAGTAACTGAATTTCAGGATCTTGAAAACGATCCTGTGTATGTATACCGAGGTATCGTTGTACTATCTGGTATCAATGTTCGAAGAGTCACTACTGTGCTCACTGACCAAATTGGTACGTCGGGTCGACGACTGACAGTTGTTGCACTACCTGATAGCTTCGCTAACGGCGATAAGATATTGGTGCTGTAATGTTGCATGGAATCTGTCACGGCATCATTGGTCCGCCGCGCGGATTCGCGGGGCGTACGTTACTAGGTAGGCAGACCATACCTTATAAGGCTGCAGCGCCCGGCGGAGCCAACTCCATCGCTGCGCGTCTGCAGCCCAATGCGGCGGTAGGCGACATATTCATTTGCGGTATCGGTATTTCTCCAAGTAACGCTGCATTTCACGTACGTGCTGACGGCACTTATTACGCGGATGTACAAGGTAGCACTATATCACAGGTTGTTTCTGTTGACGGGTATAGCAAAGTGTTTTCGGGGCTCTATGGCGAAGGCACTCTTATCCTAAATGATAGACCTCCAGTGCCCGCCAGCGGTAATAAGTTCATAGGCAATCTAACGATTGCTTTTGGTATACCGTTCAGTGTTCAGCTCTTAGCTATAGACCCAGACGGCAATCCAATAACATGGAGTGTTGTTAGTGGTGTACTACCGCCGGGCACTTCCATAAATCCAACAACTGGAATCTGGAGCGGCACTCCGACGACGTTGGGATCATTCGGATTCACAATTCGTGTATCAGATCAGTTCGGTGCTTTCACCGACGTACCAGATAGCGCTGTAGTAAGCGCTGTACTACCAGACTTCACCGGTCAGCAACTTTCAGTGGCTAGTGCAGTCGTCATATCGTTAGGGCTTAGTGTTGCATCTTCACAGACGGCATCGGCTCTGCCCGTTAATCAGATCATATCTCAGACCCCCATAGCACACACTCCAATAACGACGATAGGTACAGTGACCTTCGTTGTTTCAGATGGCAGCCTATTTGTTGGACCAGTGAATGTATTTCCAACTAACATTCAGGGGCTCACTTGGGAAGGTAGTCGCAGTGTTACTTTCGTCACTAATTTCAATGATTCAATAACTGGTAAGCCTAGTACGTCCACTTACACCCAGTATCCGACGATCGAATGGGATCTCAATTACGAGCTATTGAATCAGGCTGCTGCGCAGGATGATCTAAAGAAGATTGTTGGTCTGTTCAATCAGCAACAAGGACAAGCTACATGGTTCTTGTATGTAGATCCAGCATTCAACAGTGTCGTGCAGGAAGTATTCTTTGTTGGTAACAATGTTACCAAGCAAGCACAATTAACAGCACAGTATCGTATAGCCGGAGGCCCGGGCATTCCGGAAATGATTCAGGCTTTGCAGAACCCTAGCGCCGTGGTACTTCGTGATATCACTGCCGGAGTTAACTTAGTGCAGGGCACTGACTACACCATTGGAGCTACCGGCATAATCACATTTACGTCAGCTCCAGCACTCAATCATCAGATTGCATGGTCGGGTAACTTCTATTATATCTGCAAGTTCGTTTCCGACGATCTCAATCCCGATCAGTTCATGCAGCAGTTCTGGTCACTGCAGTCCATCAAGTTCAGGAGCGTCATACTGTGAAGCAAGCTTCCGCCGCAGCGTTTGCAATTTTAACCGCTGGGCAAACCATGCGTATAGATCTGTACCAGATAACTCTAGCCGGGGGGCTCGCCAATTTCTATTTTACAACTCATCAAAAATCTGTTACATACAATGGAAACGTGTACAACACAGGATTGATATTTACACGCGGCGCATGTAAGCAGAAAGTCGGTTTGGAAGTTCAGAAGATGGATCTTACTGTAACACCGCAGTCAGACAATGCTACAGGTATTCCGCTAATAGCGGGGCTGCAATTCTTAGCTGCGGCCAAAGCGAAGATATTCGATGGCGCTCACGTGCTATTCAGTAAGATGTTTCTTTCTAATTTCGATGATCTTACCCCTGGTGCTACGCCGTGGGTGCAGGCACGCATAGACACGGTATCCGTTGATCGAATGAGCGCCAAGTTTTCTTTGACAGATGATATCATCATATTGAACAACGCCGGGCCGCCTAACTTGGTGCAACCAGGGTGCTCGCATACACTGTTTGATCCAGGCTGCACACTGAACGCCGCGAACTTTGTTGTGTCAGGAGTAGCCACAGTCGGTAGTACTAACAATGGGGCTGCCACTACACTGACTCAGCCGGATGATTATTTCACTCTTGGTAAGTTAACTTGGACCAGCGGTGCCAATGCAACTACTCCTGCCACGACATATTTCATACGGCAGTACAAAAACTCGTTTGGCACATTTATCCCTATTCGACCATTTCCCAATGTGCCACAACCAGGCGATACATTCATAGCGCTACCAGGATGCCAGAAGACAATAGCTGCGTGCCGTAACACTAACGTTGCGGTAGGCCCAGCATTCGGTAATTTGCCACACTTTAATGGTAAGCCGTTCGTCCCTGTGCCAGAAACACTGTACGATGGTGGAGTACCTCAAGGCACCAGCAAGGATCTAGGCGGTCAGGGCGGCAACGGTACTACAGGCACTCCATTCGGTAGTGGAGTTGGTCAACGTGGGACATACAAGCCATGATGGAAGCAGAACAACGTTTGCGTATCGTAGATGAAGCCATGAGCTGGCTTCTAACTCCATATGTAGACTGTGGTGATATCAAAGGCCCGCAAGGTGCGGTCGACTGTGCCATGCTATTGATTCGAGTGTATGCCAATGTTGGGCTTATACCTACGGACTTCGATCCACGTCCGTACAAACCCGATTGGCACATGCATAACAATGAAAAGTTGTACCTCGCAGGCTTGGAAAAATTTGCACATCCAGTGATGACACCAGGACTAGGCGATGTGGCTATGTATCGCTACGGCAGACATGCCAGTCACGGAGCTATCATCATCAGCGATACACAGATGATTCATGCCCACAAGACGGCAGGCAAAGTTGAAATGATGGAGCGGCGTACTATCGTGGACAAGTTAGATAGTTACTGGAGCTTGTTCTAATGGGTGGTCTATTCGGCAAGAAGTCTCAGTCGAGCACTCCGACACGACTGCAGGCCATACAGGTAAATCAGTCGGCGTATGGCAACGTTGTACCGTTGTTATATGGTACCGATCGTGTGCCTGTAACACTAATCGACTATCAAGATTTCAAATCAACAGCTGAAACGGCCAAGCAAGGCAAGGGCGGAGGCAGTCCTACAACGACTGGATACAAGTACAGCGCAAGTTGGATCGGCATGCTGTGCGAAGGTCCAGTCAATGGCGTGCTGCAGATATACAGTGATCAAACACTAACTACCCTGGCAACCGCTCCCGGCGGGCCGTTGGTACTATTTGATGGCCACAGTGGTCAAGCCGCGTGGTCATACATGGCGACCAATCATCCGACGCACGCCATCGGGTACGATCGCACCGCGTGCGTAGCAGGTGCTAATTATTCGTTGGGCAGTAGCGCAGCCATGCCCAATCTAACATTTGAAGTCAAAGGCTTGAAGCTCTATAATGGAGTTGGCCCGGACGCAGCGCCTAGTGAAATACTAGACGACTACTGTACAGATCCAACACACGGAGTAGGATTCTCATATCTGCCCACGATAGATATGAACAAGCCGAATGGCTATCGCGACTACTGCGTGGCCATGAACTTTTTCTTTTCACCACTGGAATCAACACAACGATCTGCTGCCGCGTTCATCGGTGAAATGCTACAGCAGACTAACAGCAATTGTGTATGGTCCGCAGGCATAGGTCTGCGCATCGTACCGTATGGCGATCAAGTTGTCAGCACCAATACTGTCACATACACCCCCGATCTAACTCCTATATTTTCATTTCAAGATGCTGACTACTGTCCGCCCAAGGGGTCGCCGCCAGTTCTGGTTAGCATCAAACCAGCGAGTCAAACATACAATGTTTGGAACGTAGAGTTTCTAGATCGCACTAATCAGTACAATACGGCGATAGAAACATATCGTGATGAGCAGGACATTGCGCTCAATGGTGTGCGTATAGCTCCTACGGTTAGCTTGCACGCCATTAAGATACGGGCTATCGCTGCCACAGTAGCCGCACTGCTGGCGCAGCGTAATTTGTATATACGTTCTACATTCACCTTTACGGTACGGCAAGACTATTCGTTGCTTGAGCCGATGGATCTGGTCGCGATCAATGATTCTCAAGCCGGCATCGTTAATCAGCTGGTGCGTATCACGGAGACTACTGATAATCCGGATGACACATTCACTATCGTCGCTGAAGAAATGCTGGTCGGGCCTGCGCATGCCCCGGTATATAACACTCAGTTAGCCGCAGGGTATGCCGCTAACTACGGTGCTACACCTGGACCGGTCGATGTTCCATACATCTTCACAATTCCACCAATGCTGGCAGACCCGAACTCTGGCGGATATGAGATCGGTATCGCCGTTGGTGGAACCACTGGACTGTGGGGAGGGTGCACAGTATACGCAAGTTTGGACAACAGCACATATCAGCGCGTCGGTACTATAACTCACGCAGCGCGTTATGGAAGACTCTTAGGCGCAATTCCTGTAGGTAACGATCCAGACACTGTCAGCACGTTGAACGTACAGCTCAACAGTACTGCGCAACAGGGGCTAACTAGCGTTAGTCGCGCAGACGCTGATCAATTACGTAGTTTGATGTTGGTCGATGGCGAAGTCATGTCGTATCAAGTCAGTACGCCATTGAGCACTAGCAGCTTCAAGCTTAGTTATCTACGGCGCGCCGCATATAACAGCTCTAACACAGTGCACGCTGTTAACACGCAATTCACCATACTGGACGACAGCGTGTGGCGTATGCCGTTCGATCCAGGTATGGTCGGGCAACCTGTATGGTTCAAATTTGTCAGTTATAACATCTTTGGTGGAGGTGTTGAGGATATAAGCACTCTGCCAGCATATCAGGCTATATTCCAAGGCAACAACAGCGGACAGGTGCTACAGGTAGGAGCTACTCCGCTCGTGGCACGCGGCGGATGTGTACAAAAGGGAAATCAGATATACAAACAACCTAACGTCGCCGATGGATGGGACAGTGATTGTTATAGTCTGGATGCATTTACTGGTGGATGTACGGTAAAGTTCCAGCCGTGTCAAACCAATGCGTACTTCATGATTGGGTTGAATAGCGACCCATTGACAGACCAGAGCTATACGTCGTTGGATCACGCTTGGTACATAAACCTCGATGGTAATGCCTACATCTATGAAAATGGCTCACTCGTACAAACAACGACATCCTATCATGCAGGTGACATATTCGAGATACGATATGACGGAAAATTCGTCAGTTATTATCTCAATAGCGTGCTGTGGCGTACTGTACCAGATCCAAACAAAGTGTTCTTCATGGACAGCTCGTTCTACACTGCCGGTGCAGCAGTGCAGAATGTTTATTTCGGCGCGCTGAATCCAGCTAATTCCAGTCCGTTTATTGCTCGCGTCAATTGCAAAGTCAGCGATGAAAACGCCATGAAAGTTGGAGGCGTACTTGGATGGGATAGCGACGTGTATTCGTTGGAAGGTTACCCAACCTGTCACGTAACGTGGAAAGCTAACCAAACGAATGCCGATCTTATGATCGGGCTTAGCCGCACTCCTGGGCTAAACTCTTCGTACACGTTTGACTTTGCAATGCAGTGCGCTAGCAATGGATTTCTGTACATATACCTGTTAGGTGTAGTAGTTCCAGGGGTGACCATAGCCTACCTAGTTACGGATCGTATGGCAGTGACGTACGATGGTACGTATGTTAGATTTTGGAAAAATGATACGCTGCTGTACACCGTCGGTATCCCTGGTGCAGCCAACGTACCGCTGTTCATGGATTCATCTTTCTATACTCCTAATTGCGGAGTTAACACTTTGCAGTACGGACCGACCACCACGTTGCAACTTGCAGACACTACTCAGATAAATACCAACGCAGCGAGTGGATTCCTATCCATAGATAACTTCACAAGCTCGATAATATCACTTAACGGTGGTAATCCCGCTACCTCTGGATGGGTTGATATTATAACTGCCGTGTTTACTTCCACCGGTAACCCGGTCAGCATTGACAGCATGTCAGATTTCCGTGCATACATGTACGACACCAACAGTGGTCCACCGCACGGACTGTTTTCACTGACTGCGCAGATATACCGATATACGATTCCCCCTGGAGGCGGCGACAATCCAGCGGCTGCCGTACCGGTCGGTTCAATATTCGATCTATACAATCTGTTGTTGCAGTCTCCGGAATCTGGAGTTACAAACTTTTATAGCTTTCAGCAGCTGATGACCTTGAATGCCAATGATACTCCAGCAGCAGGACTGCACGTGTACAGAGTACGTATTAGTTACTCCATGAACCTTGCTGGAGGGCTACCTCCTGCGCAAGGTAACGCCAAGGGTGGATTCAATGCTAACTCTCCAATGATCAAGGTACGGGAGTATAAACGATGAAAGCTGTCAGCGTGTATTGCAAGACAACAGGGCTGATAAAACACCATATTACGGCCAACGATGACGATGATCTTAAACACAATATTCCCGCTGACCACGCTGTCATAGACGGGCATCATGATCCGCGTACATGCAAGGTGGACCTAGTAACCGGGTCCATAGAGCCACACAGTGGCCCAGAGCCTGTAGCCATGCCTGTGCATCCTGTGTTAGATGCCCGTAGAAGGATACACACACTAGAACAACGTTCTATTCGTGTACTGCGTGAATTGGCATTGGGCTATGACGGTGCACGACAGCGTCTAAAGGACATTGATGATGAAATGCAACTGTTGAGGGGTAAAGTGAATGGATCCGCAACAGACTAATGTAAGCTGGGCCACTGTAGCCGAAGCACTTGGAGCAATCGTGATGGGCGTTTTAAGTTGGTTAGGTGTAACAGCTTTGCGAGATGTTCGTTTTCTTAATCGCAACGCTGTCGTAAAGAAAGAATTGGAGACGCAGTTTGCGCGCATGCGTTCAGAAGCGCGGACCATGCATAACGAACGCATGGCGCTAACAAAAGAAAACCACGAGGAGAATAAGACACGCTTCGATCGGTTGGAAACTAAGGTTGACAACAACGAAGCTGCCAATCGTAGAGTACAGGATGACACACGTGACGAACTTCACGCGCTCGTTATACGCATCGAAGAAGTTAACTCACAGGCCATCCAGCGCGATTCTGAAAAGCAAGATAGGAAGGATTAATATGACACCATTAGCACATAACGCTGTAGCTAACAGCCTTCGTACACACGAAGGTAACGTACTGAAGGTATACGACGATGCGGACGGTAAACCTATTGTTGCAGGCAAGCTCGTCGTGGGAGTGCCCACGATTGGTGTTGGTCGTAATCTGGTCAAAGGGATCACGCCGTCGGAAAGTGAATATCTGTTCAACAATGACCGACAGGAAGTTGAAAACGAGTTAGATCGTTTTATGCCTTGGTGGCAACAGCTTAACGACGCTCGGCAAGTTGCCATTGTAGAGCTAGGATTCAACCTTGGCGTAGAGCATCTGCAACGCGCATGGCCACTAACAGTGGAATACGTCAAGACTGGTCGCTACAGCCTTGCTGCGTTGGAGATACGGAATAACAAAGTATGGATGGGCGAAGTGAAAGCTCGCGGTGAGTGGATTGCCAAGCTTATCGAAACAGGATTCCTGACATGATAATCTTCACATTTGGAATGCTGGGATACATGGTACATCTATTGGGTAGTTGGGCTCAGTACTGCAAGACGCAGAAGCCCGTGCGACTATGGGAATACATAGCGCAGGATTGGGCAGGTTGGGTCAGCGCTACCGTTGGGGCTGTTGTTGTGGTGGCTTTAACCCTAGATGTGTCAGCGCTAGCGCAATCCGTTGGTCTGTCACCAAAACTACTTGCCACTCTGCTTGGCTATGTTGGGAGCAGTGTTCTCGCCAAACTGTCAAACACGTTCGGTCTTGGAACGGGAGACCGATAATGTGGGCTAGCATACTGATGTTCCTACGTGGTGACTGGAAGTATATTGTTATATTTTTGGTTGGCCAAGCTTCAATGATCCCTGTGATTATGTGGTTCAACGCGCGCAACGATGCCGTTATTGCTGACCAGAAGACAGAGATCGCGACCCTCCGTAGCAGCTATGCCGATGCGGCCCTCGCCGCTAAGACCGACGCGGATAAGCAACGTGCCGATAGTCTTGCTGCAGCTAACAAGGTCTACAGCGACATACTCACTGGGCTCGTGCAGATTAACGGACAACTTGCTAGCAGGGTCGCTACCGTAAACTCTAACTTCGAGGCTCTTCACAATGATCCTTCCTTCACGTGTTTATATAAGCCTTTGCCTGTCGGCCTTCTTAACAGCCTGCGCATCACGTCCACCGCTATCGCCAGTCATTGAAAAGGTGGAAATAACACGCTGGCAGCCTTTGCCGCCAGAGTGTTTTGTAGTGCCGGAACCCGTGTACAGTGCGGGAGCCAGTGCGGCGGACGTGATGCAAGCGCAAAACAAAGTACTGCAGCAAATGGTGTTACAGCTGGCGTTGTGCAAGTCTAAGACGGCAGCGCCTTAGATCTTCTTACCTGTGTACATTACGGCTCGTTTCTTTATACGTAACTCCCAATCTTGTCGAGTGTCTACGTGTGTCTTCAAGTTTCCAGTGCCTTCACCAGTAGTCCACTGCACTTCCCGCCATGTCAAGCCGGCAGGGGCTACTTTGCGCACAACTATTGGTTCGCCATCTATAGTCCAGAGTTGACCAACTTCTGGATCTATAGATAGCGCTTCCATTTTCATACGTACACGTAACATCCATACAATCACCGCTATAGCACCTGTTGTGAATAACGCTGCTGAAGCGATAACGACGGCCACTAAGTCTCCGCTAAGATGAACCGAACTGTTCATAGCACTGCCAACTCGTGTTCCTTCGGTACAGAGAACCCTGCAGCATGCTTGTGTCCTCCACCGCCGAACTGTTTCGCAATCTCCGCTACATCTAGACCAACTCCGTTGATAGAGCGTAACGAGAACTTACGCCCGTTCGCTGTATCGTAGTACGTCGCGCTAAAGCTGTGTCCTTCCGCCAGTATTGCGCCGACATCACTTGCGAATTGCCCTGGTGCATTGGACACCGGCACGTTATAACCGCCGATCCACGCCATACGTCGTGTCACTTCGACTATGTTACGAACATCCTTCTGGTACATGCGCTCGATGGCCTTACCCTCCACGGCCAACTCCGCAAGATCAGCGCTCATCAGTTCGTCCCATACTGTGATGTCCTGCGGATAGCTATTGAGAGCCGCCAGCACGGATCGAGTGTTGGGCATCGCGAACTTCCACAGGTCGCGGTCCTCAATGTGTAATAACAATTCTGGCGGTGGCAGCCCGCCAAAGAAGTACTTCCATGTTAGGATTGCACCGCTATGATTTAGATCGAAATTAAAGGACAGTTTGAGGGATTCGTTGTAGTATTCAAATGGCTGGCTGCCGTCCTCCCCCATGTTGAAGTGCGCATTCATGTTATCCAGTGCGGTCTTGTGATGGTCGATCACCGTCACGCCGTTGGTTGCGCACAGTTGTGTTAGTACGTCTGGTGGGTATGAAAAATCGACGATGTAAACTTGTTGGCCGGCGCGCAATGGCGGAGGTGCCTTACCGTAACTGGCGGGCACTAATTCCACGTCGCGGTTGAAATGTCGCCATGCCGCCCACGCGGCTCCAAAGCCGTCGGAACAGTTGGCGTGATAGATAACGACAGGGGGTTCATGTTGCATGTTGTATCTCTTCCGTTTTAGATCAGATGGGTTGTGGTAAATAAGTAGCGGGCGCACTGGTGCGGGTACTCCGTAGAAATGAGCGCATTGGCGCATTGGCGCATAGCTAAGCTTAGGCTTACTGGCCCGCTGGCAGCCCTGGCGGGCTACGGGCTGGGCCAAGGGCGGGCCGCCTGTGCCCGCACGGCCTGACGGGCTCCTCAGGCTGCCTCAGGGGGCGGTTTACAGGGGCTGCTAGGCACCGCCTAGGTGCCCGCCGCCCCCCAGGCCCGGCACTTGGGCAGGGGCGCCCCCTGGCAGCCCCGTAGGGGCGGCAGCAGGGGCTGTAGCCCCGTACCCTGCGCGTGGCCCGTGGTACCCCTGGCCAGTGGCCTGGGCACGCTCCAGTGCGTACGCGCCTGTGCGCTTTGGCAATGGGGTATCGTCATCGCCGTAGGCATCTCCTACGGAGGCTGCCACAGCAGCTGCCTGCAGTTGTTGTAATTTGTCATATGCACTTACGAGTATCTCGGATGTTAGCTTGCCTTCACTGCGCAGCTTCTCCACCTCTAAGTACTTCTGGGCAACATGCACCATCTTCTCCAAATCTTTTATGCCGTCCTTGTTACGCCAACGCATCATATAACGAGTTATCTGCGCTTGGAAATAGTCCCACTCGAACAATGCAACAAGATCCCAGTGCTCGATAGGCAACTTCTTATAGTGGTCGCCGCCGACTTGGCGCTCGTTGGCAGATGCTTGTTTATTTTCTGGCATACGTAAGTCTCCAAAGCCGAGGATAGATGTTTTCTGTTCGATGATGGTCATAGATTGGGTGTCCCATGAAACATTGATGAGAGTCGTTCTTCTTGATCGCCGTAGTACCGCTCGACGTATGTTTTCACGTAGTCAAACAAGTGTGCTGCATTAACTGTTACATCTATAAGCCTGTCACTGACAATGCTATGCATACACCGATAGTATAGACGCAGCATCTTTATGTTGCCGCTGTCAGCCTCTTCCACACAGAAGATAGCAAGCTCCATACGATCACAGAACTTGAGTATCCTCTTTTCGAGGGTGTCGAGTTTTATCTCCATGGCATACTGCTCGTTAACTTGCCGATCTGCTTCCAGCATACCATCACGCAACATGGTATGTCTGTGCAGCGCCGGGCTCGGGGTGTCTCCATTCACAGTTTCCGGCACATCGTGATACAGCGCGGCACGCCATAGCCGCAACGGAGCTTCCGGGTACACGTGATCCAGCAACGCCAACACGCCGAACATATGTTCGCCATCCGTTTGTTTGTGCAAGGGCGGTACAGTGTGCATGCGCTCTACGCGCGCGGCGGCACGAAACAGTTGCAACCGTGAAATGTTCATGTCTGTTATTCCTCTTCCTTGCGTCTTTCCAACCAGCGTTTGCCCGCCAACGCCCAGTCCCTGGCCAAACAATACTCGTCCAGCATGTAAGCAGCATTGGCAATGCGAGAATTCTTGGTGCCCATCTCGCTCTTCCAGCATCTCCATGCACGATACATCGGCCACGCAACGTCGTTAAGATATGGGATGTTGGAAAAGTACGAGCGTGGAACATCTGTAGTAGATGGATCAGCAAACGTGAATATACGAGATAGCCCATCTAGCCATGCCCAGTATGCTGAAGCATCGCAACCTTTGAACAACGAGTATGGAGATATGTCTGACGCTTCGTATGGATCAGTCTGCACACGCGGCGCTGCTTTGATGCGAGCCCAGTCTTCACGATCCGTGTAGATGTGAAAGCTATCGCTTATCTGCGTGTACGGTCCAACACCAACGCCCACCGCCCCGGCGATGAACTCCTGCAGCGTGCTGAACTGCACCACATTGGCACCATACGCTCCCCAGATAGCATCATTGCTGCGGCAACACACACGCATTTCCAGTTTTTCATCACGCACCTTTAGAAAAATAAGATCGTTGCATGGGGTGTCCTTACCCTTGTAGTTAAGATCTTCTCCTGGGTCCCAAATGCACAGCACCGCTTGGCGCGTAGTATGGTCGGCTCTCAACTTTTCGATAACCGTAGAAATCTGATCGATAGCATAGTATTCACATTCCACACTGTTGAATCCTTCGAAATGCTTACGGAGCCTAAAGCCGTAGGCTCCATGGAAAAATGCACCGTCGTCACTATAACTTGCGATGTTGCTATTGAACTGCTTAAGGAAAGCAACATCGTTGCGTCCGGCCAGTATCCACAGCGCTTCGAAGAAGTGGAAGAACGGATTGGCATCGCGCTGCGGATGGAACAATACACGTTCCATCGGATTACTATAACATGTGGCCATGGGCTCTATTAGCTCAAGTGTACGTTGCCCACGGGGCGCAATAGAACGCCAATAGCGAGCCTGATGCTCTTCTGTAGCGAGCCATACCATTTCATCAAAGGCGCCGTTGACATTACGAGCGTGAATTGTCTGCATCGTTTTTCTCCAGTTGGTATGCGGGGATTACAGGTTTAGCATAGGGGCGACCGATCGTGGCTTGTCGCACTGCGTCCCTATCATTGCTAGTCGGCCGTGTGAGAGTTTCCATACCGAATTTGTCTGGTAGTAGACCAACTCGGTAAGACTTGGCATCACAAATGTCACAAGGAGATAGCGCGGCTCTTTCTCCTCTGATAAGAAAACGACGTGCGGCGTCCATAGGTTGGCCATGCCATATCTCCAGCAGCCCGTCAGTTACTACGTTGCCGCACTTATACACTCCTCTCCAATCGTTACAACATATCGCAACGTTACCATTGTACCGGATGGAAAGTTCACGAAATGGTTTAGCGCATCTAGCCACGAGGGGGCGCTTAAGAGGCGCAGATCCATTTCCACAATGGTTATTGAGCGTTGCATGTACACCTCCATTGGCTGTCGTTATATCTTGCACACGTATGAACTTGCGAGCCTTGTTACCGTACCGATTGTGCGGGCTGAATTCTTTTTCTTGTGGATAGAAGTGTACGTCGAAATTGAAATGCTCTGTTATGCCGTGTTGCGGTTCTCCATATAGCCATTTAATCTGCAGTGCTTCGTCCACCTTGTCTTTGATCTTCACGTACTCATAGGCATCGAACGCAAAGACATTAAGGCCAACATTGAACAGACGGTTCAAGCTTAGTACAACACCGGGAGGCCGCAGCAGCCCGCCGCCATTGCTGGTCATCATCAGTTGCACCTTGGGTAGCCAATTACGAAACACGCGAACGATCTCAATGTACTCATCATTCATCGTTGGTTCACCATGCATGGCAAACTCTACGCGTGGGTTCCAATATGCCTCGGCTATCTGCTTAGCAATATTCTCTGCGTTCTTCACATTCATCTGCTTAAACGTCTTGTCCTTGGCAGTGCGTATGCCTTGTAGTCCGCAGAAGTTACAATACAGGTTACAGCCCTCGCATAGCTCGACTTGAATACAGAATGGTGGAGCCTGTTTATATTTCATCGCTAGCATCCTGTCAAGAAGACATTACGTACTGTGCGTACCACATCTCCGTTGATGTTTACATGTCGTGCTTCAGTGAATATTACTTGTATCTCTGGTATCCACGGTAGCGTCACGCGCGAAAGCGTGTGCCAGTTAAATCCCATTTCTATAACACTCACTTTCGCCTCCTAGTAGCTCTGGCATTGCGCGCATTCAACTCACGTAGTAGTGCAAACAGACGATCTTCAATCTTTGTGATGTGTTCATTGTACGCACGCTGCTGAGCAATCACAGTGTCATGATTTATTTCAGCCGCTGCCCTATACAGTTCACATCGTACCTCCAGCTGTTCATATGTAAGTTTAATCATGGTGTCGTTAATGTTCCGCTCAATAGCTCGTAATGCTGCACATACATTTGTCCACGTCCACTACTAGTGCGAGTTGTCCAGTGTTTGACGGTTACATGTGCAGTCATTATCGTATCATCTGGACCAAACAGCATGGCGTCGATATCAAACTGAGGCTCGACGTTAACGGCCACCGCGTACAGTCCACTGTCAAACAGAACACCGTTAATGGACGCACTGACGCGTCCGTATTGCGGACTGAATGAGAAATACTCCACTGTCGGTGCTGGATTGATACACACAGTGTTAGTGCATCGAGTATCGCTCAATGCAACGACGTTCGATGCGATTAAAGCCATGAGCATAGGAATCATCATTAGCTTATCTCCTGTTGATAACCAAACGCTTTAGTCCACGATGTACGCATTGTCATACCACCGCCCTTAGGCTTTGGTATTAACTTTGTTATACCAGGATGTAGTTTCTCCATCTTCCTGGCAACTTGATCATGCAGTTCGCTGGTACGATATGCGGAGCACCCTCCTGGTTGCCCATACCAACGACTATTGAAAGAATACTTGACAGATACCCGATTCCGATAGCCCAGTCCAAGTAACTGTAAGTTCACATCTAAATCTTGCATCAGTGCTACACGATCAAATCGTATGCGATGCTTTACCAGCACATCCCGATTATAAAACAGCGTCTGCGCTATGCGACCATTTTCATAGTACGGAAGTTTGCTTGGGCGCGCAGCAATGAAGCGATCCGCAAAGCTTACATGCGCAAAGCCATCGTCCATCCAGCGCCGTAGCTGTGCAAAGCACTTAATAAATTCGTTAGGGTCTGATTTGACTATGGTGCCGTACGCTGATAAGTCTTTCTTAATGTTTATACCTGTTATGTCATCGTCTAGCATAATGAGATATCTATCATTGGATTGTTCCAATATCCACTGTCGAGTTTCGCTAAGCCCGCCCTTGAAGTTTTTCGGTAAAGCTAGGAATTCAAATTGTCGATCTTCCTTGGCCGCATTAGCGTACTCATGCAGTTCATCGTATCGTACAACCACTACAATACGATGTTCCAATGCAAATGGCAACACATACGGCGTGGTCAGCTTCTGTGCTCTGCCACGAGATGGCACGTAGATACATTCGTACATCATTCCTCCAACCAACTAAGTATTTTAGGCACTATCTTGTTGGGTGCATGGCGCTTCAAAGCTTCGTAACCGCCATGCTGCAGCGTACTGCGTAACTGGGCATTGCGCAGAGTCTTCAATGCTTTAACTACAGATCGTCCATCGTTAGCGGTAAGACAGTTGGTTCCAGGGACCATGTCATCGCCACGTCTGACCCATCCTGTATTAATGATTGGTACTGCTCCTGCATCCCATGCCTCAAGTGTTGTGTACTGAGTGCCTCCGCCATCGCCCTTGATGAGTGACATGTCGGCCATCGCACGACTACCGCGTAGTATGTCGAATGCAGCTTCGCGTGTCCTAGGGTATGCAACTTTGCTTTGTTCCCATTCAGGATAATCGGGAATAATCTTGAACTTAGTGTACAGACGATTCTCGAATCCATAGATGTCTATGTCCGCTCCTAACCGTTTGGCGTCCAACAGAATGTTGGTATGCTTGTCGAAGTCGATACGACTGGTGCTGACACAGTCCTTGGGCCGCTTCTGCGCATCGTTAAGACCCATGCGCACATACGGGTGACGTATGAACGTGGCATTGTCGAACTGTGCTACGCCGCTACGACGCACGACCCATAGAGGTCGGTCTATGTCTCTAAGGTACGATGTTTCGGTGGGATCATGTAGTACGACACGAGCGTCGCACCTACGTACAAGTGTGCTGCATGCGTCTGCAAATTTCTTCGCGACTGCAGTTATGATTGTTGGGTTCTTAATGATTGATGAATGTTCTTTGAACCAGCTCAACTTTCGATTGGAATACCACATGCCGTATCCAAATGGGCGCTTAAATGGTTCATTATGATTGCCTACTTTGTACAAGCGTGCGTCGATACCCTGCAGCATTAAGCTATGCATCAAGTGCGCGGTAAAGGTTACCCAGCCTCCTGTTGTGTTAGGGCTCAGGTACACCAGATTTATTCTCATGTATTTTGCTCCAGGCAATACGGGGACGGTTCTTTATGAGAGTTACAAGATCAGGGTGGTTATCACGTAGCATCTGGGCTGCACGACGAATCACCAAGGGAATTTTAGGTCTACGGCGCACTGTTGACCAGCAGTAGTTGTATAAGACAGCGTTAGGATGCCCGGACTGTAACAGCCGCAGTGTAAGATCAATGTCTTCATAAGCCGCCATTTTTCTGTAACGTATGTTAGCCTGCCGCAGCACGGACAGGTCGAGACCGTACGCGCAATTGGTTCTAGTGTTATATTTAACGGCATCTGATACTTCATGGTTGCCTGCCCTAGCACTTATACCAACCATTGGGCACTGCTGCGTTAGTTGTATGTCGATGTACAGTAGCATCTGTCTTAGTTCACGCGGTCCAGTAGGCAGTAGGTGCGAGGCACGCATGTCGGGGCGATAATAAAACCGTAGATCGTCATCCAACATCAAGATACGCTCGTTACGAAACATTCGTCGCGTTATCCAGTAACGTACCGCACCAATTCCTTCAACAGGGCACTTACGTATCTTAACCAATCCACCGGGGCTCCCCCGACCACGATCACATAGAAGAGCACGGTACGCAGGCGCTTCGTCCGGCGATACAACGAGTGTAACATGTTTGCCAGTTCCTATCAGTGCGCTAAGTGTCGTCTGCTTGCTCCACGCGGCGCGCCCCTTCGTTGGAATTACTATGTGCAGACTGGGCGTTGGATTTAACATACTCGGCTATCCAATCCTGTATCTCGCGTGCTATCTTGATGTATTCGCGGGTCGGAGTTTGTGTTTCCTCCTGCCCAATGACATACGCCCTCCATAGTTTGGCCCGTAGGATTGCGGGCAATGTAAACCAGTGCTTAGAACATCCCCACTTAGCCGGTGGTACTAACTTGCCACACCCTGGCCAATGGCATTCATGACTACGTGTCTGTTTGGCGGCGCGCACGTGGCGTGCCTTACGTGCTAGGGTCATACAGTTGTATGGTGTAGAAGGTTGGGAGTCTTTAATAACTCCTTGACCTTGCTGATATAAGCCTGCGTTATATCCGCAGTATCTATAACACTGTGATCACATAGTGTGTTTATCACCAACTTCAACTGTCCTAGCTCCGTTGCTAACTTTCCACGATTGTCATAGCCCTTTGATTCAAACCCGTGTCGTTGAATCTTACCAACAGCCTGTATCACTTCCCCCGCTTCTTCAATAAGCCATGCTAGTAATTCTGCTTCGGTTGGCGTTAGACGATTGAAATGTTCCAATATAGTTGTCATGTTAGCACTCGCTAGCCGGTGTTCTTATGATCAAGTTCCAATGTCTATCTTCTGTGGGTAACGCATAGTACATACGATGCCCGATACAGACCATGTCGACCTCTATCTTCAAAGGCTCAAGCTTTACTTTATCCAACACCTCACCGGTTTGAACCTCCTTGGGCTTACTATGCAGAACTGCGATACCTCCCCCTATAACCAGTAACAGTGCACAAACGAGCACAACTTCACGGTTCCAAATTAGAGCGCGCATAATACTACTCCAGTAGATCAAGCTGTTTTGGAATGGGTGGACGATACTTACTACGTGGGCGACCTTCGCCGTTCTTAACACGCATGTACTTGTCAAACTCGCACAGGCTATGTTCTATTTCGCGCATTTCCAATGCCCACGTACACGTCTTGATGTGATCGCTTACGTACTTGGGCGCCAGTACCAACAGTTCCCTCATGGCTCGTATATAGTCAACACCTGTTGGTAGTTTATGACGTTCCCCGGTGAGAAGTCTGTGTATACCACGACGTGCTCCGGGACCTGGGTTGGCCCAACTATTAACATCCGTGGCATCAGCGAGTATGCGGGTATGACGCAGGTCACACGCGATTTCGTAACCGATGAACCCTCCAATGGTTGGAATGCATTGAAGGATGTCGACTGCCC